TTTTTTTATATTACTAAAATAGTGATATAAATGTACTCTGTACGGGGGTCGAACCCGTGACTTTCGGCTTATAAGACCGACACTCTACCAACTGAGTTAACAGAGCAAATACGGTCCTAGGAGGACTCGAACCTCCAACCTACCGGTTAACAGCCGGACGCGCTACCAATTGCGCCATAGGACCTTAATAATAAAATTATTAGGGTGCTAAATACTTGGTGCAGGGTTCGAACCTACGCGGACAAACGTCCAATCGAACTTAAGTCGATCGCCTTAACCACTCGGCCAACCAAGCTAAATCAATAGATGATTTATATATTATAAATTATATGTTTTTAAATATGTTATATATAATAAAATGAAAAATAACATAAAATTTGAAATGATTAATAAAAAATCTTTAGTTATTAATGGACCTACAATTTTAGATATTTTTATCAATAAAGAAGGTAAAAAAATTATGTTTATAGGAGATAGACATTATATAAATAACGAAAATAATGGAATATCTCTTAATAAATTTTTTAAAATGATTAATACAGACGATTCTATAGGGTTTATAACTGAAGGCAATGAAAATATAACATATAAAGACTTTCCCAATATGAATAGTTATATGATGAGAGTTTTTAATTCAGATGTTATTAAAAATAATTACAAATTATTATGGGGTGATTATAGAACATTTATAGATTTAACATTAGTTAGAAAAGACGCTATATTGTTATATCAAACAGGTCAATTTTTTTATAAATGGAATATGAGTAAAAATAAAAATAAAAATAATCTTAAAAATATAAGAGAACTTATCTTAAACAGAACGAGAAATTTTTTTTCTTCTTATAGAAAAATTAAACTTATGAGTGGTAATGAACTTATTAAATATACTATAAAACAATATCCAAAATATATAAAAGTTTTTAATAAACTATCTATTAAAGATCAAAATATGGTAAAAAAATACATTTATAAAAATATATTCAAAGGGAGTAATATAAAAGATTTTTTTAATAAGTATGATAATATTAACAATAAAATTTTAAGTATTTTAAAATCTGTAACCTTATCTCTAAATAATTATACTAATATAGAGCTTAAAGATTTTAATATTATACTTAAATTTCAGTATATTCTACGTGATATTATTGATACTATTTTTGAATCTTATATTTTAGCATTAATATTATCTACAAATTATAATAGGTATATAATACATGCAGGCACTAATCATATAGTTAGATTAAAGGAATGGTTTTCTGAAAAATTAAAATATCGATTATATTTCTCAGCTAAGAAAATATCAGAACAATCTGTTGATATAAAAGGTTTAAATTTTATATAAAATTATGTTTAAATTTTATTTTGTATAAAATAAAATTTTTTACCTATTGTTATATTTTTGAGTTTTTAAAGTGTCATTAATTCATTTAATTCATTTTCTTCTTGTTTAGTTAAACTTTCTTCTTTTATGGTAGGAAGTTCTTTTAGAATTTTATCATTTTCTTCTCCTTCTAACATAAGTTTCTTATTTCTTTCTTCTTCTTCGAATTCTTCTAGAAGTGTGTCTTCATCATAATTTTGATCTATTGACATAGATAATGCATTTGAAATTTCATCATTTTTATCAAAAAGAGATGCTACATCATCCATTAATTCACCTACATCATCTACATCAATATTTTTATACATATTTTCTAATGTATGTTTACCCTTTTTTATTGAGTTAATAACATCTTTGTTGTTTATTCCTTGTTCTATAGCGAGAATTTGATTTTCAATCTTTAGCTTTTGACCATAAATGTTATTTAATTGTTTTTCGTGAATTTTACATTTTCTTAATATAGATAAGGCCTTCTTTTTGTCAGTATTAATAAAAAGTTTAGCTTCTTTTTTATATTTACAAATTTTTGTTTCTGTATGAGATTCTCGTTTATCTAATACAGATAGAGTTCTTTTCATATCTTCAATGACTTTGTTAGGTGTCTTTTCAACCTTTTTTTTATTATTCCCGAATAGATTGATAAATTTCATCTTAAAGACTTAAGAATAAAACAAACAAAAAAATCAATTTTATAATATAACGAGTTTATTATAAAAATTAAAGTTCTTCAATTTTAGGTGTGTCAGAACTAGTTGGAATTCCTGAAAGCCCTCCCATATTACCCATCATTGTATTTATCATATTCATAGCGTTTTCAGCATCTGGATCACCACCCGTTTTTTCTCCTAATTGTCCTACCATTCCCTGAACAGCACCCATCAGTTTACCCATATCTAGACTACCATTTGATAGTCCACTATTCATACTTCCGATAAGATCCGTAAATATTCCAGATTGCATAATTGAAGAAACTGCTTCCATTGGATTAGCGTTTGGGTCAACGTTCTTTTCAACTTTATCAATTATATCTGTTAGAAAATTGGCTTCTGAATTACCCGTTTTCCCAGTTTTCATATTTTCTTTTAGAATTTCTTTGGCTTTCCCAGCTGGATCTATAAGAGCACTAATATATAGTAAATGTTGCCATATCATTTTTTCAGTTTCTTTATCAGTTAATTTGAATATTTCTTCCATATTAATAAATACTCTGTTTGAGTATGAAATCAATGAAATTTCTAATTCTTTTGAATTATCAATAATAGATTGTCTATTTGAAACACAAAATTTATTAAATGCTTGGATGTGTTTATTCATAGCTTTTTCGTGAGAGAATGTTGTTTTATTAACTAGTCTAGCATATAATTTTAGAGGTCTGTGTTTTTTCGCAAACACTTCTTCTAATTCGTTTACAAAATTCGAAATAGCTTTAAAACATATAAGGTTAGAATTACTATTCATTTTAATATAATTAACGTTATGTTTAAATATTATTTATTATTTTTTATGAATAAGCATTATAAATATAATTATAATTAAAATAACTATTATAAGTATATAAATATTATCTTTCAAAAAACTAAAAATGTTTGAATTATTATTAGATGGACCAGGTCCTTCACCTTTTATATTAGAACCACCAAACGGATTAATTCCTGTACCGTCTTCATTTATTCCTTTTGGTAGATCTTTTCCTGGGTATGTTTTATTCATCCAAATTATATCTAAATTAGACAAATATTTTGTTTTTACTAAGTCTGGATTATTAATAAAAAAATCATTTGGAAACACGTATTCCATAACAGAATACTTATCATATTTAGAACCATTAAAACTGTTAATTGAATATTGATTAAATATTTGTTCATCTACCATATCTTTATCCCAGTTGTTAGGAGGTTTGGCTAAAGTTTTATAAACTTTATTTTTATTCCATTTTAAATTAGCATCTTCCCTGCTATGTTCGTGAATCATGCCTAATAAATGACCAAACTCGTGAACAATAACAACACCTGTTCCGGCTAAACTTATATCATCACTAGACCCATAATCTTTATCTAACCATCCTAAATTCATAGTAATGGTGTTAATATCCTGATTTAGTGAATCAGTTCCTATTTCTGAAAATGATCCTAATTCTGGCATAAAAGAAATTCTTACATTAGAATTTTTTATTGGAACATCCCATTCAAATTTTAAATTTACAAACGGTTCTATATATTTTTTAATAACCTTTTCAACCCACTTAGCTTTTTCTTCTGTATATTGAGTGTTTTTAAAATGAGATCCTTGAAATGTAAAAGGGTTTTTCATAAAAGCTATTTTTATAGTATAATTTTGAGGCCATATTTTTGTTTTTAAAAACGCGGCTCTTGCTATATGATAATCTTTCATTTTATGTTTAGTAAAATTATGTATATCATAAGAAGTTGGATGTTTAGTTAAACATATATGTAATTTCATTTATTATATAAAATATTTATATAAAAACAAAAATAGTATAATATATAATGTCTAAAAACAATAAAGTTAAAAACAATAAAGTTAAAAAATATATATATAAAAAGAAAAAAATCCCAAAGGCTATTAGAGAACAAACTTGGATAAAAACATTTGGACGAGTATTTAAACATTCTTGTTATGTAAATTGGTGTGAAAATGTTATTAACGTATTTGATTTCCATGTAGGTCACGATAAACCTGAAAGTAAAGGAGGAGATATAAATATTGAAAATTTAAAACCTATTTGTGCTAGATGTAATTTATCTATGAGTAATAATTATACTATAAAAGAGTGGGATGAATTAAATAAAAAGAAAAGAAAATGTTGTTTTTTGTTTTGATTTATAAAAATGAAATTAGATTATTAAATAATAATCTAATTAATATGATAAAATGTTCGATTTGTAAACTTACATGTAATTCTGAAAAATCTTTAAAAAGACATGAGAAAAAATGTAAGAAATTCAGTAATATAAAATTAACCTGTAAAATTTGTAATACAGAAATCTCTAATATATCTTTTGTAGATTCTCATCAAAAAACTTGTAAAAAATTACCTGTTGAAGATATATGTAGAGATTCTCTAAAAACCGAATTAGAAAATTACAAAAGAAATTTGATTTACCAACAAGCAAAAAACAGAATATATGAGTGTTTGATAAAATCAAACACTCATATAAAGTTAAATGATTTAATAGAGGAATCTGACAATAAAATACGTATATTTGACTTTGTTGATAAAAAAACAGAAATTATATTAAGTGGTATTAATAATAATATAAAATATAAAGAGAAACCCAAATGTAAAAGAAAATCTATAAAGTCTGTGTCTGATAATATAGTATTAGATAAAGATAGTATAGTATTAGATAATAATGAAGAAATAGATAAAAAGAATGGGTTGGTAGAAAAAATAGATAAAGATAATATAGTATTAGATAATAATGAAGAAATAGATAAAAAGAATGGGTTGGTAGAAAAAATAGATGTACTTATTGATGAATTAAAAAATAAAAGAGCTTATACACCTACTTTAAAACTTATAAAAGATTATAGAAAATCACTTTTAAATAAGTTAAGTATAATTGAATATACAGAAATGTTAAATACGCATAATAATAAGCTAAAACATATATTTAAAAACCGACAAAAATCTGAAAAGGATATCATAAAAGTAGTAAGAAATTCTTTATCTACAATAGATATGAGATTGATATTCTATAATGGTTATGGTTTAAATTCTATAGATATAGATGATGTGCAAAATTTTAAAGAATGTTTAAATAATAATTCTTTACTGAACAATAATAAACTTGTTCCCCATAGTAAAATTAAAGTGGTAGAAAATGTAAAAAATTACGGACTAACATTATTTAGATTAAAAGAATGTATAGAATTAAATATAATTAATAAATATGGATTTAATTCTATTATTTTTATAAATAACAAGAATAATATACAGGATAATCCGTACAGTTTTTATATTCTAGATAATGTAACTAATAAAAATAAAAGAAAATGGAAAATGGAGTGTCGATTAGAAGATTATGTTAACTATTTTATAGATAATATAAAGCCGTATTGTATAAATTTATTCAGAAAGATATATTATGATATTTTTAAAGATAACATATACAGAGATGATTATAAAACTAAATCTCCTATAATGGAGTTTGATTGTGAACAATTGTTTCAAAATATTATGTTACTATCAAAACCAATTGAATTATGTAGTCTATTTCAATATATTATAAAAGGTAAGTGTTCATATACACCAGACAAAAATGATAAATTAGATTTTAAGGCAGATGATAAAATGCAAAAAAATAGGTTCGAAAAAATTAAATCGTCTAATATAAATGATACTAGAGAAACTATTACACAACTATTTGATGATATAAAAGATGAAACGGTTGATAATATCCTACTATCCATTTAATTATATGTATTGTTATTAACTTGTGTAAAATTTAATAACATAGCAAAGGTTATCCAAGCTAAATAAGGGGTTATTAAAATACCAGAAACCTTATCTACAGACCAAGCGTATCCAAATATCATTAGAGAAATTGTAAATAAATATAATAGTACATATAAAGCACCTTTTTTATTTTTATAACATCCATATAATATTGTCCATCCGGATAAACCAATAAGATTTAATATCATAAGAATGTTTATTAGAGTAGATTTGTTTGTTAAATTTACCCATGTCATTCCAAGACATATTGTTAATAGTGCCCATACAACACCAAATACCCAAGAAGGAGGACGTGCTTTTATATTTTTTCCAGCACTTTTTCCAATATTACACACAAAACTTGATAGATATATGACAATAAATGGGAGTATAAATACAATTATTTTTATCATTATTTTATATTAACTAAATATTTATTTTTATTACTATACAATAAATGTCTAAAAACAAACCATTAGATATGAATTTATATAATAAAGTTAAAAATATTGCAAAAAAAAAATTTAAAGTATGGCCAAGTGCTTACGCGAGTGGTTGGATGGTTAAAGAATATAAAAGACGTGGTGGGAGTTATAGCGGACAAAAATCTGATAAAGGGTTACAAAGATGGTTTAGAGAAGAATGGATTAATGTTTGTGAACTACCTAAAAAAGTAAAATGTGGTAGACCCAATACGAATTTAAAAAATTGGAAAAGAGATTATCCGTATTGTAGACCAATATATAAAATAACTCATAAGACACCTAAAACAGTGTCTGAATTTTCTAAAACACATTTTAAAAAATTATGTAAATCTAAAAGAAAAAGTCCTATGAAAATATTATCAAAAAAAAAGAGAGATTCCATAACTTAGATAATTGTTTTATTTATTATTATAAATAAAACAATATGTGTTTAATAGAGAGATAGTAATGCTATATATTCGGGTTGGTTATTAATCTTATATGCAAGTATTTTTATATTATATTCATTATCCTGTCCTTTTACTATATTTTTCTTTATATTGTTTTGATTAATATAAGAAAATAATGTAAACTTTATTATAGACATATTTTCAGAATATATTCCAGGATTATAACTATAATCATTCCATACAACAGATATATTGATCGCTTTCTCAATATTATCAACTTTTTGTGCTAAATATACATTATTATCTACTAATTTATTCTTAAAAAAGTAAGGTTTATTATAACCGATTCTTATTTTATTAGACAAGTAATAAGCATATTTATTTTCATATAATATTTTACTAATAGAATCTTCTCCATATAAAATAACCTGATTTTCATACTTTGTGAAATCATTTATATTATTATAATAGTTATCAATGTATTTTTTATTGTGGTAATTGTATAGTTCTTCGTAATTGTTTTCTAAATTTATGCGTAATAAAAATATTAATCTTTTTATTGTTTCTTCATTTCTTACGACTATTTTATTATTTTGTATAAATGAAGATCTTTTTTTACTGAATATTTTAGTTAATGTTACGTAATTATAATCTGGTTTAATAGTAAAAAAATTTGTAGAAAAGTGTTCTAGATGATTTTCACTTATAATCTTATTTTTATGAAGAAATTTTGAATACATCCACATTGTGTATTCTTTTAATAATAATGCTATCTTCTTATTTTTAGTATATAACGCTAATTTAGACTCATCAGTATTTATATTATTATATGTATCTTTATCTATTTTTACGTCATCTATTATAGATGTATTTTTTTCTATTGGAATACTAATATTATTATTAGATAATAGTATATTTATATGTGTTATATAATTATCTGATACTTTTTGACTAATTATTTGAGACTCTGTGTCATTTATAAAATCGTTTATAATATCAATAGAACTTAAGTATGTCGTATTAATACCACATTCTTTTATTCTAAAAGGTTGTAAAGGGTCAGTTAAAAGAGTTATATTTTTATTTTTATATTTTATATTTAATATTCGAGTCTTTCCATATGAATCTATATATTGGGACTTAAGTTTTGTATCCTTATTAAATTTTATATTTGTGTATTTTAATGATGTGTTAAGAATATACGAACTGTTTATCATATTATATACTTTACATATTTTTAATGATTCTTTATGAGTAAAAAGATATTTGACATTATTAACAGCTTCTTTTGTATTATATTTTACTATTAATTCACATTGTGGGTATTTACTAAAATTAGAATAACTACCCATATGTTCATACACGTAAATATATGGCTTTTTATTCGAGTGTTTATAATATGCTTGTGTATGTCTTGGTAAGATCATCTCACCGTTAACTCCATTTTTTGTAAAGATTATAATATTACAGTTTAGACATTCTTCTAGTATGTGTATAAATAGTTTAGGGTCAAAATAAGTATCAGGTTTTTTTATCATATTTATAATTTGTTGTGTATTCATATCGTATAACTCTTGTTTACATAAAGGTATAATATTTTTATTCAGAAAACTCAACCTTTTTTCTTTAATAGCTTCTACTATAGCATCTTCGCCATCAATATCTAAAATTTCAGTTTCTTCGTTCATAGCTTCCATAACAACTTGTATAAAACTATTTGTATTTTTATATACACCTTTTCTAACATATTCATACTTTGTATCTGAATCTAATATCGTAAATAATCTTTCTATATTAGAAGGTAATGTTCCGAATTGATTATTATCTAATATTTTATCAGTTATGATGATATTTTGTTTATTATAAATAGTCTTATCTAATTCTATTCCTTCGAAATAATGTCTATATATCTTTTTGTTAGTTTGATCTGTTTTAAAACAACATGGTACGTATGGAAATTTACCGGAATTTGGTAGTTTATTTTTTTGTAATCCGACAAATTTATGTTCTTTGTTATTACATGTATAATACTTTTGATTAACTCCATCCATAGGAAATTTTGAATTATTATCTGTTGGAATATCTCTTGGGAATTTTAAGACACTTTTACCGTCTGAAATAGCTTCTATAGCGTTTTTTTCAGAAATATTAGTTAATTGTCGTGCTGGACTACAATATGTTTTATAACCAGATATAAATAATTCTGGAGATAAATCTGATAATGTTTCTTTACCTCTTTTATAATCATCTTCGTCTATTTCATATATATTACCAAAATCGGGTATATACATTTTATAATATTCTATTATATCTTCTTTTTTACTATCATAATACGTAAATAATTTGCCTAACATTTTTTGAAATTTTTTTACACTTTTTAAATTTGATGCATTTATTATTTTTACTCTTATATATGGGTCACCTTCCATAAAAAGGTCCTTATCCATACCCTTATCTTTATACGATAGAATTTTTTGTATTATAGTACATTTTATAACACCTGTTATTGGATGATAGAAATGTATATATAAACCAGAACGTTGTTTACTTGCTTTTTCGTGTTCATCAACCCCAATAAGAGAGCTAAAAATCGAATCGTTCATAACTAAGTCCGAAAATATATATTTATTAAATCTCAAAGCTGGTAAATAGTATAAACCTGATAAATTATTTTCTATACTTTTTTGTATTTCAACGCGATCCATTTCATGATTTATTACTTCAAGGATTCTTTTTGTTATTATATCTAATTTCTGATTCTTTGATTTATCTATGTTAAACAACATTATAATATCTTTAAGATCATTATCGTATTTTAATATTATTTTAAGATGATCTGATTCGTTATATACATCAGTAATATTTTCTTTATAATAAACGTACATTGTTATACAGTTATCATCGTGTTTATCCCATTTTTCACTTGGAATAAAATCCTTTTTTATTTTATAAAAATTTTTAGTTACACAAAAAGGAATATATTCTGATAATTTTATACCATTAAATAAATCTAATAATGTTGTATCATCAACAGATTTAGCTATTACTTTATAGTCAACAGATTCAATAGAAAAATCTGTTGATATAACACCTTCCTCTATATTTTCATATTGTTTTATTGTAGCAATAGAATTCTCTATGTTTATATTATTTTCTTTTATTTTCATATCTAAATTTTTAACGAAGTTTTCTCTTTCTCTCCATGCTATTTTTATCTCATTTGCTGCCAGATATATGTTGTTTTCCTTTAAATCATTCCCTATTATATCCAATACGTAAGTGCCATTTTTACTTACAGAATTTGTCAATGCCGTATTATAATTTAACCATATTTTTATTATATCACGAGATTTATCAAATTTTATATTTCCTATTTTTGATCTAATATCATTTATTAAATCAGTAACTTGTAAATTATTTATGGCATTATCTTTAATAATATCTAGTAAATTAATAACTTTAATATCCGTATGTTTGTTAAATATATCTTCTATAGAAAGTTTTTCTTTATAATATAAGAAATCTTCTGTAGTTTTCAGTTTATTTGCGACTCTTTTATTAAAAGTTCTAATAGTATCTAGTTTATATATTTTTATTTTTTGTCCATTAACTTTTACCATTTTATTAAATGAATTATAATTATTTAAAGTATTTAACATAATTTATCAAATATGACTATTATATTAAAAGCAAAAACTCATTGTGCATATACAATAAAAATCCTTGCAGAATTATTACAACATAATATAAAAACCGCCTGCTTTGAAGTAGATGCCGACGGAATAAAATTATGTATGATGGATCATCATAGAACTATTCTTATAAATCTATATTTAGAAAGTGAGAATTTTTCTTTATATAAATTCAAAAGTAACAAAAAATTATTTTTAGGTATAAACTTGAATCATTTCTATAAAATGCTTAAATCTATTAAGAAGAAAGATTCTATTCAATTATTTATTGATGGAAAATCACCTACAGATTTAGGAATAAAAGTTATACCAAAAGAAAATAATAATAGAGTTACTACTTCTTTTGTGAAAATTCAAGATATACAAACACTAGATATAGATTTACCAGATGAATATAATAAATCTATAATAGTTTCTAGTTCTGAATATCAAAAAATGTGTAAAGATATGCAAAATATAGGAACTACTATAAACGTTGTATCTAGTAGATTTAGTATAAAATTTATGTGTGATGCAGGAGGTGTATTGAAAAGACATGTAGAATTTGGAGAAACTGACTATTCAGATGATGAAGATGACGAAGAAGATACTAAAGAAGAATATAACGCGGTTTTTAATACTGATCAACTATCGCGTATTTCTAAAATAGCAGGATTGGGTAATAATATACAAATATACTCAACAAATGGAAAGCCTCTATTAATTAAGTCTGATGTTGGTAGTTTAGGAAAGATATCACTTTACATTAAATCAAAAGAATTAGTAGATAGAGAATTATACGAAGTTGAATCAGACGATGAATAATTTTATAACAGTTCCTCTATTTTTATATTTTTTACAAAATATAATATTTTTTAATATAAATGAACATTAAAAAATTTAGTAATACTTTTTATACTACTATATCCAAATATTGGTCTTATGATTCTATAAACGATAATAATAAATACACCGAATATAAAGCGACAAATATATTATATAATATAGAAGATGTTGTAGAGTATATAAAATTAAGTACAATGGGACTAAACCTATCTCATTTAGAATATATGAAATATTATTATAATACAAATATAACGGATTTTGATGTGGAAAAATTACCAATATTAGATACTTCTGAAGTGTCTATTATGAAAGATGAAATGATTGATAAAAAAGTTAAATCTTCAATAAATACAAAAATAGAAATGCGTGGAAAATTAAGAAAAAGAGTTTCTGTATTACAAGAAAAATTAAAAGAATTGGAGGATAAAACAAGAAAGGATGTCTATAGAAAAATAGGTGATAAAAAGATCATTGATAAAAATTTAAATGATAGAGAACACATTGAAAGTGATATTAAATCATACGTATATAAAAATAACCCTAAACTTATAAAAAGTATTCATAACAATAAGGTCTTAGTACATGAATTATCAGATGATATTAAAAAACTGCGTGAAAATTTATACGTTGAAATTCCTAAAACTCATAATATAAACAAAAAACGACGAGACATAGAATCTTATTCTATAAATACTTTATTTGTATTTCTTACAAAATATAAACTAAAAAANGATTTTTTATCTGAAATAAGAAAAGATGAAACTAATTATTCTTTTAAAAGAATAGTAACATTCTACACACCACCTATAACAGAGGCTATTAATATTTTAAATGATCAAATGCCTATATCTCTTGATAATATACAGGCAAGTGGATATATACCATTTACAAGTGATAAAATATCTGGTAGAGATTCTGATAACATAAAGAAAAATGAGATTGATTGGTGGATTATGTTTTTTAAAAATAAAAACTCTGTTGATAAAAAACTTAAAAAGAATGGGTTATCATTTTTGAAAAATATAGACGTATATAATAAAGTAAAATAAATATTTTATATATCATCTAATAATTCTTTATAAGTATCAATAGAATGTGCTGTTTTCATTTGTAAACATCTATATTTATTATTATGTATTTTAAATGATTTTCCTATATGATAATATCCAAAATACGGTATCTTTGTTATTATATCATGATTTATATAAGCTCTATAACATTCGAGATTTGGTAATGAATCACATAACTCTTTAAATTTTATGTCGCCTACACGNGGACTCCCATATGTGATAACTTTATATTTTTTATATGNATTANTACTTGCAAGTTTCGATCCTAATAATAAACTTACAGCACCTCCCAAAGAATGACCAATTATAGTTATATCATTATAATCACTGATATGTGTATTAATCTCTTCATATACACCGTCTAAATGTTCAAAAAATCCTTTATGAACTTTAGAATCGCCTATATAAACGGTCTTCCATCTTAACATATTATGTTTCCAATCCTTTAGTTCGTCTGTTCCTCTGATTGATACAATAAGTTCATCATTTTTATCNATAGGTTTATGTATTCTAACAAACACATTATCTTTATCTATTTTAGTTACATTATAATAAGACNTTGTTGANTATACATCACTATACGAACTAATAGCATATTTTATATATTTTTTAATATAATCCATTTTATTGTAATAAATATTTTTTAATATTATTTACACACGTTTTGTTTATCTTTCTACTTTTTCCTGATGATGTTACATATTTTAAAGAATCTAAACAATTTATATCTTCTTGTAAACAACATATAAGGTTTATTAAAGTATCATATTCTTTCATTATAACATTAGCAAAGTTACAACTTACTCCTGGTATTTGCATTAACATAATTTTTCCAATATTATCCGTTGTTATATAACTCTTTTTCTCGGTTTTTAAACAACTTTCATACATTATTTTGTCGTTAGACATATGTGTTTTAGATTTTTCGTTATTATGATAATAAGCACTTTTTTTACCTTTTTTATATTCATTCTGTAATTTATTTAATATTCTTATAATAAGATCGGATGTATCTAATACATTTTCCGTCTGATATACAGAAAATCCTTTATAATATAAAACTGAGAATAATGACGAATACAAAGAGTTTTTAGTTATTGACGATTTCGTATAAGAATTATAGTTTTTAATAGAACCTTCTATTATATATATAATATTATGATTATGAAAACAACTCTTATCTAGTCTAAAAGATTGTTCATTATATCTACCATCTAAAATAGAAGATGCCAAGTCATTAACAGTCTTTCTTTCAAAAAGTAATAATTGTTTATCATCGTCTGTTGTTATTTTTATATCCCCTATTTCAAGTTGTGAAACTTCAAATTTTATAAAAGAATGTTTTTCTGTGTCTATATTTTTTTTTATTAATTCAATTAACTTATGCTCTCTATTATCTATAATTATTTTCATATATAATTATAGACTATTATTATTTTAAATTTGAATATTTATATTATTTATATTATTTATCACTTTATATTATTTATCACTTTATATTATTTATTAGTAATTTTAAAAGCTAATAAGTCCATAATTTCTAATTTAGTAAAAAAATATGCTGACTCTCCTATACTTTCTACATTTAATTTATACGTAGAATCACATGTCAAATATCCAAAATTTGAAAGTATATTACTATTAGTTTTAGTTAAAATCGTATTATCAGTTTTTTTATTAGTAAGACTAATTGAATTGCCGTCTATACACACATATTCACAACCAATAAGAACTCTTATGTTACTAATATCGTTTCGATGATTTATTCTTGTTATATATTCTATATTTAATAAAATAGCATTAGAAATATCTTTTGAGAATTTCAAATCTTTAGTAAGAAAATATGTTTTGTTAAAAATCATTATGTTCATAATCTTTTATATTTCATATAATTTATAAGAATTTTATTTCAGTTTTTATAAATTATAATTATGAACGAAATAAATATGTTAATAAAAAACATGGTAAGATAAAAAATTAATTAGAAGTATAATATTAGTATTATTTTATAAATTTTATAAAATAATTGTGTATGTTATAAATAACATATTAATTTAGATGCTATGACATTTCCCTGTGTTTCTGTCACACATTGTACCTAATTTACATAAATTAGGGTCTGAATTACACCCGTAACCGGTTGTGTGATGAATAGGATGCAAAGGTTTTATATTAGGAGGAAGAACTTCATCGCATTTAGAAGTAATCATATTACATTTAGTTCCTAATTGACAGATACCAGGGTTAGATTTACAACCATATCCGAGACGATGAGGTTGTGGTGGTAAAACCTTTTCACATCTACCAGTAGAATGATTGCAATGTGTTCCTAATTTACATAAGCTAGTATTTGAATTACAACCATACCCAAGTGGGTGAGTATGAGGATGAGGAATTGGTGTTACAGGAGCCGGGATTGGATGTAAAACAGATTCACATCGTCCAGTTGCTCTATCACATTTCATACCATTTCCACATTGGAATCCTTTAGTTAATGAACAATTAAATGAAACACTCTTGGGTTTACAAGAGTGTTGATTATCGTAGTTACATAATTTTTTATAATTGTATTCTCTATGTTTTAACATTTATTTATATAAAATATTTTAATTTAAAAAAGAAAATAATGTTTGTAAATGATCCAAAAAGAGATTCCTAAAATTTATATAAAAGAACTAAACCTTGAAATTATTCAACCTAATACAAAAACTTATATGGATCCAACACAAGGAGGTTGTAAACATGTTGTTATCGGAAAACCTGGTACTGGTAAATCAACTCTTATAGCATCTTTAATGTACGCAAAAAAACATATATATCCATGTGGAATAGTATTTAGTGGCACGGAAGATAGTAGTGGATTCTATAAACAAATTTTTCCAAGTACGTTTATTTATAATAAATACGATGAAGATGTATTAAGAACATTTATTAAAAGACAAAAATTAGCAAAAAAACATATCGAAAATCCATGGGCCGTTTGTTTATTAGATGATTGCACAGATAATCCTTCTATATTCAATAAACCATTACAACAAGGTATTTATAAAAATTCTAGACATTGGAAAATGTGGTATATTTTAAGTTTACAATATTGTATGGACGTAAGACCTGTAATTAGAAATAATGTAGACGGGACATTTATTCTAAGAGAAACAAATCTAAAAAGTAGACGATCTTTATGGGAAAATTACGCTGGTATTATTCCTGATTTTACACAGTTTTGTGATATTATGGACCAAATGACAGATGATTATACAGCATTATATATTCATAATGCAACTAAAAGTAATAAACTAGAAGATTGTTTGTTTTGGTATAAAGCAAAACCAGCACCTAAAGGTTTCAAATTCGGTTGTAAAGATTATTGGGATTTTCATAATGCTCGTTATAATACAAATTATGTAGATCCTATATTCAGTTAAAATATATTTTCGAAAAAGTTATTATAAATTAGTAAAATAATATTATTTTACTAATTCTAAAAAACAAAATATAACATTTAATAAATGCCTGGAATATTAATAAACATTGATATTTTAAAAAATAATAAAAGTATTTTATTAGACATATTAGAAAAGAAACCACCTAAAACTAAACATGTTATATTAGTTTTATTTCTTTTACCGAATATATATATTTCTAAACTAAAAAAGTACAACAACCCAACAGAAAAATTAAAGTATATGAATAGTTATGAAATAAAAAATAATATATATTATACTAATTATATAATTTACAATAAACATAGAAATCTATGTGTTATTTATAAAGAAATTTATGATACAAAGTTATTAACAGAAGTTAATAATGTATTAATAGAATATATACCAAAAAATACTATAATAAAAACCGGTCATATTAATGTAGACAATTATCATAACTATATCAAATTAGGTTTTGACAATCCATATAAAATATCAAATAGAAGTATAGAATTATCTAAACATAATAACTACAACAAAAAGGATGTTAAAAGTGTTATAAATAAAATACATTATATATTAGATAAAGATTATATAAATATGTGTATGTGTAAAATTGATATATGTTTTTCAAAAAAATGTATAAAATATTTAAAAAAATTAAACAAAAAATTTTCTGAAAATGAACAATCTGGTGCATTAACAGTAAAAAAAGTAAAGAAAGTAAAAAACAGTATAATATTTGAATTAGAACCTAATATTGAAAGTGTGTTAAATGGCGGAGAAGAAGAAGTTTCTGCTGTGTGGAGCAGATATAATTTTCATACTCACCCACCTAAAGCATATAAAAACAACAATGTTTCTAACGGATGGCCATCTGGACAAGATTATGTAGCTTTTTTAAAGTTAGATAATCATACTATATTTCATACAGTTGTTGCTATAGAAGGGATCTATATTATTTCATTAAGTAAATACTGTGATCTAAAACTCGAAGATATAGATAAAAAATATATTAAAAAAGAATACAAAGTTAATCATAAAGAAAATTTATCTTACGAAGAGTATGTTAACTTAATAAACACTAAAACATATAAAAACACAAATAAAAATATTTTTTACATTAAATTTTTAAAATGGTGTGACGCGACTAAAGAATTTAAAATACATTATAACAAAACAAATAATAAATGTTTAGCAACTGAAGAAATATTTAATAACTACGCCTTGATATGATTTTTTCTTAAATAAGATAATATATCATATAAAACTTTTACATCAAACTCATTATATTTAGCTATATCTAACATACTTTTGTTTTTTCTTACATCACCATCTTTTTTATAACATTTATAAGCATTTAACATAGCAGACATTCCAGAATCACAATTACTATCTATAAACGTTTTTATAAACGAATGTTTCCTCATAGCATTAGAAACTTCTTTAAGACCAAATTTATAACAGTCTTTTATGGTTATAGATTCAGTTTTAAATATCTTACACATATCACACCAATTATTTAGTTTCCAATTATTTTTTATATTATTTACCTTTTTATCATCTTTTAATTTCTGAAGTTGATTAAGTTTTAATCTTTTCCAAAAGATTTCTTCTGCATGCCAATGCCATATCTTTGGATTTTTTAATTTTTTAACAAATAAAACAAAATCATTTGTATTTTCGTATTCATCATCATAATTAAGACTTTTAGAAACAAAAGTCTTGCATTTCCATATATTATTTTCAGATTTATACCATACTCCTATCATAAAAACAATATTCATTATCTTTTGCTCAGGTAAATTAAAAGGTAAAAATATATCAGAAATAGTTTCAAAATCNACAAAAATTTCATTTTCATTCTTTTTCCAATTAAAAATATCTGTTTTTATATATTGAGGTTTTATCTTTACAANATTTTGTCTATTAATATCCATTATATTATCTATAATCTTAGAATTTTTCCCTTTTATNCCAANAACATTACTATTACATTTTTCNTCTTTCCAACTACTTATATTATTTTTTAATGCTATATTTCTATTATCTTTATTACATCTCCAAATTCTGGTGATTTCCCCATTTTTTTCTGCTATGCGTAATTTATGTTTATCGTATACTCCAGAATTTTTACACATATTTGGATATAATTCATTTTCATATAAAATATCTCC